AAAAATTCTGTAAGAAAAGGTATGAAGCGTTATGTCGCTCGTAGGAAGCGAGTATCTAGATACTCGCTGACTGGTGATGTTACTTATGTCAAGTGTGAGGATTATGGTCAACTTTATGTTGACAATGCTAATCCTTATATTAAATGGAGTGATTCTGGTGAACCGTGGTACAATGTTGCTACAATGCTTACTAATTCTTTGTCTTTTACTCAGCAAGTACCTATTTACGGTCGTTATAAGATCACTGGGTTGTCTGTTAGGTGTGCTCCAGCTAACGCACCAAGTGTTTTATCTTCTAAGTTTACTTCTTCTTTCGGGTTTCCGTGTTATGCTGTTGCTTTCTATCCTAATTCAACTAGTACTGATTTGGGTTCTGTTACCTTGTTTAATGATAGAAAGCTAATACTTGATCCTTGTTCGACTTCACCTCAATCGAGGTTTTGGAAGACACCTGATGGGTTTTATACGCAAGGTGGTGTCGGCTTTGGTATATGGTCGCAGACTTCTAATTACGCTACTCAGGTTGGGTCTATACTTATTAGACCATCTTTAAATCAAACCGTTCTCCCCCTTGGGCCAACTTCTCTTTTTAATTATGTTGTCACTGTCTACGTTTCTTTCTCCGATAAGAACGTATAAGGAGTCGGTTTACCGACGACGCCATTCGCGTGTTGGGGTTTGGGTAATCGGTACCCTGCTAAATAGATAATTAATTAACAACAACGCACTTTAATATATTTTTATAATATATATATTTTTACCCCAGCATAATATTTATTATATTATTATTTAATGCATTTATTTTATTATTTATTGAAAAATAATAAAATGATTTTATATATAAAAAACCAATATGGCTGCCGGAACGTCGATGCCCTAGTATTACTTAGGCATCGGCGTTCCAATTAATTAATTAATTTATTAATTAATTAATTAAATATTCGATGACGTCATTAATGACGTCAGAGAATGCACTTTATAAACTCGACTTTTAATTAATTTAATTTCATTTAAATGTTTGAGTCCAAAAAAGTAGAAAAAAAGAATAATTCTAGAATTCCCGAAAAAGCCAGAAATTGGCTTTGTACTCTCAACAATCCTGGTGAGACTTCCTTGGCAGCTGTTCATGAGCTTACGAAGGCTACCTATACTGTGGGTCAGCTTGAGAAAGGCGAGAACGGTACATTGCATTATCAGTTCTTTCAGAACTTCAAAGTACCTGTGAGACTAGCTCATTACAAGAAGGTACTGCCTGCTGCTCATTGTGAGCCTGCTATTGGAGATAAGGCTCGGGAGTATTGTATGAAGGAGGATACTCGCGTGGAAGGACCTTGGGAGTTCGGCGTTAAGCCGGTTCAGAGGAACTCTAAGGCTGACTGGGAGGAGGTCTATCTTAACGCTAAGAGAGGTCGTATTGAGGACATACCTGCTGATATCAGAGTTCGTTGTTACTCTCAACTTAAGAAAATTGAAAAGGACCATTTAGTAGTCAAGGACTGTGATCGTCTTAGAGGTGTATGGATCTATGGTCCATCTGGTGTAGGCAAGAGTAGGTCTGCTCGTAGGGATTATCCTGACGCTTATCCCAAGCTCTGTAACAAGTGGTGGGATGGATACCAAGGACAGAAGAATGTCATCATGGACGACATAGGTCCTGAGCACAAGGTACTAGCTCAACAACTTAAGATCTGGTCTGATAGATACGGCTGCGTCTTAGAGACTAAAGGTGGTGCTCTTACCTCTTTGTATGAGAACTTTGTTGTTACGTCTCAGTACTCTATTGAGGAGATCTTTGGTGAAGACTCCAAGACTATCGAGGCTCTCAAGAGACGCTTTAAGGTTATCCACGTACCGTTTAACTTGTACGTACCAGGTGATAACAAGGATATTGATCCTTTCTTACTTGATCCATTTATCGAGGAACCAAAGGTAGTAGAAGATTTGGACTTAGTAGAAATTTAATTAATTAAGTTGAACATTTAATATTTTATTTATTTTAATTTCATATAAAATGATCAAGGCAAAAAAAAATTACAAAAATTCTGTAAGAAAAGGTATGAAGCGTTATGTCGCTCGTAGGAAGCGAGTATCTAGATACTCGCTGACTGGTGATGTTACTTATGTCAAGTGTGAGGATTATGGTCAACTTTATGTTG